TGTGCTTCCTTTAGCAACACCTACAAAAATCTATATGTCTGGTTCTTGTAGATCCTGGATCCACTACATCAATTTGAGAACTGCTAACGGTACTCAAAAGGAACATATGGATCTTGCAGAGGGTTGCAAAAAGATCTTTATCGAACAATTCCCAACTTGTGCAGAAGCACTTGAGTGGGTCTAAATACAACACATTGAGACTTATTATGGCAACTTATCCAGTAAAGCATATTGAAACTGGCGAAACTAAAGACGTGAGAATGAGCGTTCACGATTGGGATCAGTGGAAAGAAGAGAATCCAGAATGGGAAAGATACTATACTCCAGAAAATGCACCTGGAGTTGGTGAAGTTGGTGAGTGGAAAGATAAACTCATCAATAAAAATCCTGGTTGGAATGATGTTCTGGCAAAGGCACAAAAAGCACCTGGTTCGAGAGTAAAAAAACTTTAATATGGCAAGAAGAAAAAGAGCATCAGAGGATCAACCAATTGGAGTTGGTCTAACCACAAAACAAATGAAGAGGAAGAAACCATTAGGTTCTAGTTACCTGATGAATATTGATCCTCTTACAGATAATCAGAAACGATTGTTTGATTCCTATCAGGAAGGTAAGCAGATTGTTGCCTATGGTTGTGCTGGTACAGGAAAAACCTTTATCACCCTCTACAACGCTCTCAAAGATGTTTTGAATGAATCTACACCTTACGAGCACATCTACCTTGTACGATCGCTTGTAGCGACCAGAGAGATTGGTTTCTTACCTGGAGACCACGAAGACAAGGCGGACATCTATCAGATTCCATACAAGAATATGGTGAAGTATATGTTCCAGATGCCTAGTGATGCAGACTTTGAGATGCTCTATGGTAATCTCAAATCTCAAAACACTATTAAGTTTTGGTCTACTTCATTCCTTCGTGGAACTACTCTTGATAATTCTATTGTCATTGTTGATGAGTTTCAAAATCTCAACTTCCACGAACTTGATAGTATTATCACTCGTGTTGGTGAGAACACACGTATTTGTTTCTGTGGTGATGCTACACAAACTGATTTGCAGAAAACTAACGAGAAGAATGGAATCCACGATTTTATGCGGATTCTCCGTTCTATGAACTCATTTGATATAATTGAATTTGGTCTAGACGATATTGTTCGCTCAGGTCTATGTAAGGAATATCTTGTTGCTAAAATGGAGGCAGGTTTTTAAGTATGCATGATACGGCTATGTGGTGGGGAAAAGAATTCCTCAAAAATTATCCTATTTCGGGAAGAATTTTAGAAGTTGGTTCTTACAATAGAAATGGAGGATTGCGGGATGTCTGTCCTGAAGGTAGTGAGTGGATTGGTGCAGATCTTGAAGCAGGTCCCGGTGTTGACGTAGTTTTAGAAGATCCCCATAAATTACCATTTGAAGATGCTAGTTTTGATGTAGTCCTTTCTTCATCTGTTTTTGAACACACTGATTTCTTTTGGGAATTGTTTAAAGAAAAATGTAGATGTGTTAAACCTGGAGGATACATTTATATCAATGCACCATCCACAGGAGAATATCACCCATATCCTCATGATTCTTGGAGATTTTATAGAGATGCTGGTTTTTCTTTAGAAAAGTGGTCAGTACATTGTGGATATCCAGTCAAAGCACATCATCTATCTGTCGATTCCGGAACACGATATTGTGATTTTGTTGCTATTTTTCAAAGACAACACGATCAAAAAATATTCAAAAATCACCAATTGGCGTCTAACCTTAGATTTAACTACAACAACGCTAAACCATTCCCAAATATTACGATTGACAATTTTATCAATCCTGAAATTTCTGCACAGTGTTTTAAAGAACTCAAGGAGACAAATTATTGGGCAACAGAAAGTTCTGATAATTCCTATATGAGTGAAAACCAAATGAACAAATGGTTCACTCCTTGGGATGAAAATAGCGCAGAACAACTCAAATATGAAGTTCCAACAGTTTCAAGAGTTTTAAACTATTTTCAATCTCCAGAATTTATTGATTTCTTGAAGGAACTGACTGGAATTGATAATTTACTTCCAGATCCTCATATGTGGGGTGGGGGTTGCCATAAAATTGAAAATCGTGGTAAACTTAACTTACATGTTGATTACAATATTAACCCTGTAACTAGTAAGTTTAGGGTTCTGAATATGCTACTTTATCTGAATCCTAATTGGGAAGATGAATGGGGTGGTCATCTTCAACTTTGGGATAAGCATCAAAAAAGGTTAGAACACAAAATTGATCCTCTAATGAATAGAGCAGTCATTTTTACACTATCTGATGATTCGGTTCATGGACATCCAGAACCACTAAATGCTCCTGAAGGTTTTGAAAGATATTCAATCGCAATGTATTATTTTCTAGATGAACCAAACCAAGAATACTATGAAAGGACCTATGTCCACTGGCACAATGAACTTTAATCACGTAAATGTTGATCTCCCAAAACTTTCTAGGGAGACTATTGATGGTGTTCGATACTACTCAGTGCCTGATGAAGAAGAACTTCTTAAGTTAGTTTCAATTACATCAGTAACTAGTCACTTCAACAAAGAAATCTTTGTTAAGTGGAGAAAAAGAGTTGGTAACGAAGAAGCAGAACGTATCACAAAACGTGCTACAAAACGTGGCACTGATATGCACACTTTGACTGAACATCACCTAAAAAACGAGGACCTTCCAGAGGTTCCACCCATCTCAAAATTTCTTTTCAATATTTCTAAAGAAAAACTAAAACTTATAAATAATATTCACACTCTAGAAGGTTCCCTGTACAGCAAACAATTAGGCATTGCAGGGACAGTAGATTGTATCGCTGAATATGAAGGCGAGTTAGCAATAATTGACTTTAAGACATCAGCAAAACCGAAACCACGAGAGTGGATCGATCACTATTTCGTACAATGTATGGCATACGGTTGTATGTTGTATGAACTGACAGGTATTTCTGTCAAAAAACTTGTAATCATTATGGCCTGTGAAAATGGAGAATGTGTCGTCTACGAAGAGCGAGACAAATCAAAGTACATCAAACTTCTTACCGAATACATTAGAAAGTTTGTTAGAGATAAATTGGAGCTCTATGGAACCAAATAAAGAATTAGAACAAGCGATCGAGAGTAAATTCTTGACTCCTTCAAAGTTTGCTTTGGAGATTGAAAAAATTGTTGCCGAAGAACAGATCAATTATATTGACGCTATTTGCCACTATTGCGAAGTCAATGCACTTGAAGTAGAATCGGTAACGAAACTCATTTCAAAACCGTTGAAAGAGAGACTTAAATGGGACGCTATTCGTCTCAACTTTATGAAAAAAACATCGAGAGCAAAACTGCCTCTGTGACTTATGATTTCTCGTGATGAACTATTACATTTGAAAATTCAGGCAGCAATGCGTGAAAAACATTTTGATGAGGAACAAATGAAATACCTTGGTGTTCGTGATGGCGAACACTGGTATCTTATTGCTAATGAGCACGAAGTTCCTGTCAAATATATTGACGATTTTGAAGAAATTGATGAAACCGAAAGTGACTCCCTTTGAGACCTATCAGCATTATTTGTCACTAAAAAATCATTTTACAAATCCAAAATACGATTTTTTTAAATATGGTGCGAAGACTCGCGCCACTGTGACTTCTTTCAATAAAAGGAAAGATAAGTATTGGTTTGAGAAAACCAGTCGTAAATACTCTGATCAAGAGGTCGTAGATTTTTTAGTATCTAATTTTGCTGCAGCAGACAACCCACAAAACTTATGGATTGGAGAAATTATCAATTCTGGCGAAAGGACTTACGCCGATTGGAAAAAGAGGAAACAGAGTTCTACTTACTTGTTCAAAGAACAAAGCAGAGAATTGCTCTGTCAGAAAGAATTGGAAGAACTCTTCGATTGTTCCAAGGGACACCCTCCGATACTAAAAAAATTCCTTGGTGGCGAAATAAGTCTTGACACTCTTGTCATCTATGATATAATTTTTGAGTTTAGAGAGAGGTTTGACAAGAAACTAGATGACCCAGTGTGGGAAACCGTCAGTTTGAAAATCAAAAAATATAAACCCTTTCTAAATATTAACGTATCTAACTTCAAAAGCATTATTAGGTCCATTGTAAATGAGTAGTTTTTTTAACTCCGATATTGTCCAAGAAGAACTAAAAGAGATTAACACTTTACAAGAGTCTATCTACACTAGTGTATTCGCTTTTAGTGCAATGGATAGATCTGAACAGTTAGATCATATTGAAAAGTTGAAGACCTTGCTGAGTTTACAGCAAGTGATGTATACTAGGTTGTCTCTTTCTGACGATCCTCAAGCGATCGAAATGAAAGAAAACCTTCGTAAGTCCATTATGACGATGGGATTTCCTGCCGACACAGATGTGACCTTATTATTCGACAGTATGCAAAAAACGATTGAGGCACTTGAAAAAAACATTGACGCCTGATCGAAATTTCGCTATACTATCCAAGTAAATCCTACAAATCCAATTAATCCGAGGTATCCAAATGTCTTTCGCAGATCTTAAGAAGCAATCTAAGCTTGGCAACTTGACTAGCAAACTGGTCAAGGAAGTTGAGAAGATGAGCAATACTAATGCATCAGGTGATGATCGTGTATGGAAACTGGAAGTAGATAAGAGTGGTAACGGTTATGCCGTTATTCGTTTCTTGCCTGCTCCTAATGGTGAAGACCTTCCGTTCCAGAAACTGTACTCCCACGCCTTCCAAGGTCCTGGTGGTTGGTACATTGAGAACTCTCTGACCACTATGGGTCAGAAGGACCCTGTGTCTGAGTACAACACTCAACTGTGGAACAACGGCACCGATGCTGGTAAAGAAACTGCACGTAAGCAGAAGCGTAAACTGACTTACTTTAGCAACATTTACGTTGTTAAGGATCCTGCCAACCCTCAAAACGAAGGCAAGGTCATGCTGTATAAGTATGGCAAGAAGATCTTTGACAAACTCACCGCTGCTATGCAACCTGAGTTTGAAGATGAGGAAGCAATCGATCCGTTTGATTTCTGGCAAGGTGCTAACTTCAAACTGAAGGCAAAGAACGTTGCAGGATATCGTAACTACGATTCCTCCGAGTTCGCTGCACAGTCTCCTCTGCTGGATGATGACGATGCTATGGAAGCAATCTGGAAGAAGCAATTCTCCCTCTCGGAGATCGTTGCTGCTGACCAGTTCAAGACCTATGACGAACTGAAGACTCGTCTGAACTCTGTTCTTGGTAACAAGGCTCCTCGCATCACTGAAGACCTTGAAGATGAGAGTGAAGGTCGTGGACCTGCTCCACGATCAACTTCTACTCCCGGTGACTTCAACGCTGAAGATATTGTACACCGTTCAAGTACATCAGATGATGATGACACCCTTTCATACTTCGCAAAACTTGCTGAAGAATGATATATCAGAGGGGTCTTCGGACCCCTTTTTTATTGTGGTGAAGTATTTCTAGTATTTTCTGTAGAAATCAGTCTTCTATCAACGAATTGGGATGACTTATCATAATGCATAATATTCCTCATTTCATTCAAGAATTGTTGTAAAAATTCAGGTCTCAATAAAAATATACCCCTCTTAGCATCGTTCTTACGAACTTCAAATTCATAATTAGAAACTCCAACGGTTGGATCAAGGTCTGCTGTTGGAGTTCCTGGTTTAGGGATTCTGAAACTAGCATCAACAACTTTACCTTTTGGAAGTATCAATCTACCAGAAGAATCTTTGACTTCTTTTGTTTCGTAGTGGTGAATAGCATTCAGTTCAGTACCATACTTATTTTCAGCAAATTGAAATAGGTCTTTATCTGAAAGTGGCCATTGATCTGTGACGTTAGTAATACCAGCAGTGATTAAAACTACCCAGTCATACTCTGGACTTCCAAACAATTCATCAGCAACTGTATCTGGTCTTGCACCTTGTGCAATTTCATACTTATCAAACAGAGTAACTGCATTGTTTAGATCATCACGCAATTTAACTCTTCTAAAAAGATTTTTAGTTCTTACATAGTCTCTAGATGAATGCCTAGTCCCAAAAGGGGACTGGTAAAACATATCTGGTAATTCTCTAAAGTAAGACATCAGTATCCGACTCCGGTATCGATTTGATCGTAATCCTCACCATAAATTGGGTTGAGTTCTTTGAATTGTAGTTGCAATTGCATATGAACTGGTGTTCCATCTTTATAAGTTGCATAGGTGTTTGAACCTGTATAGTTCACTCCCATATTGACAAGAGCACAAGGTTTAAATGAATGCAAGAATGGATGTGGACTATTACCTTTCCTATACTGCAACTGAAATATACTTGGAGATTGTACAAAGATTCCACTATTACTTGCTGGAACCATTGATCTCTTGAATGCATTAATGATTCTTTTAACCATTTCACCTTCAGGATTGCTTCTTGGTGCAAAGTCAAATGTGAATGAGAAAGAACGAAGATTCACACCACTAAAGAGCAGTTCCAAGTTTGGATTAAGAATCTGACCTGTAGCACGAGAAATTAATGCACTCGGTGAAGCACCAACACCATATCCAGCAATTGCTGCTAGAATTGCCTTTTGATTACCTTCATTACCTGCTGCTTCTAATAATTCAGATCCCAGTCCTCCAATCGCCTGACCAAGACCTTCGCCACCAGTAACAGCACCAATTGCGTTGAGACCAGCAGCTTGTAGTGGATTGAGAGAATCTTCACCCCAACTAACTGAATTGGTATCATTGATGCCGTTTGGTATCGGTAATGTAATAAAATATTGAGAGTCTTTCTTGTTGAATTGTCCTCTAGATCTTTCGGTTGCTGTAGATAGTCCACCTATAATATTTGTACCCAACCTATTCGTATTATCAGAGATACTATTCGCAGTGAAGTTGAAATTTCTTTTTATTTTACCAGCATCTTTACCATTTTCTTCCAAATATTCTATAGACTGAATACCACCGAATAAACCCTTGTTTTTATCACCTGCAGTTCGGTCAAATTTTGCTACAGTGATTGAAAGATAATCGGTAGAGTTATCAATTCTATCAAGGGGATACCGTAGAATTTTATCCGCAGCACCTTTACTCTTCCCACCAACATTTGTGCCAGGTTTATTTTTACCCCTAGCAGGTCTAGAGGCAACTGACTCGCTTCTAGAAGAAGCAGTACTTTTTATACCACCACCAGATTTTGTCGCTTCTCCTTTTGCCATTAGAGATTTTTTAGTTATTTAGCTGAAAATTTCCAAAAGGTATTGCTTGTAAATCTTTTATCTCTGCTGGGTAGGCTTCATATAGTCCACCTGCTACTTCTGGAAAGGTATATTGTCTTACTTGACCCCAATGAAAGTTAACTCCACGAAATCCCCAAGAGAATACATCAGTTACTGCAACCAGAGGATTTTGATCGTAGTTGATGTTTGGCGTTTTGGGGTTATAAACAAAGATATAATACTTTCCAACTTCAGGTGTTTTAGCACCCTCACTCATCACCTCCATCAATTTAATCATCAAATCATCGGGATCTTCAGTGCCGATCAAACCATCAAATACTTCACGTATCCTATTGCGATTTAGATCAGTATCTGTAGGTTGTGCCATTTTAGATACCTAGTTCTTTTTCAGTAAAGACTTTGAATTCATAACCACGATCGAGACACCATTCATTTGCTGCCTTCCACTTTGCCTGATTTTTAGCATATTCAAATGCTTCATTCAGATACTTTTTAGTCTGTCTTTTTGGTTTAGGTGGTGGTGAGCATTGCTTCTTTGGTTTGATCTCTATTAGATATTTTTTAAGAGATCCATTGCTTTCTTTAACCTTGATGGCAAAGTCTGGAAAGTAACGATGAACTCGTCTATCAAGTGGTGATCTATATGGAATAGCAATCTCTTCGGAACGCCACTCAAGAATATTTTCATTTAAATCACAATATTTCATAAATTTGCGTTCCCAGAGAGAACGGTATACAATGTTTGTAGGGTCACCCTTATATTTCTTTGGATAAGACGGTTGATATTTTCCCTTATATGACATCTAAATAATGATAACGAAACCAGTATAGGTATTTAGAGTGGCGGCACCAAGACCTAGAAAAATATCAGAGTTCAAACCAACGTTCTCAAATTTAGCACAAACATCTCACTACCAATTGACTTTTGGTGGTCTGTCTGGAGATTTACGTCAACATTTAGCAGTTAGAGGCGTTGATAGTAGATTTGTTGGAGAGACAGCAGGACTTCTATGCAGTAGTGCTGTCATTCCAGGATCATCTCTTGGAACTGCTGACATTGCAGGAAACTTTATGGGTGTTGCTGAAAAGATGGCACACACAAGAGTCTTCACCCAGATTGATCTTGAGTTCTATGTTGATAAAGATTATAAGACAATGAAGTTCCTTGAACACTGGACTGAATTTATTTCCAGTGGATCGGGAGAGAATCCAGGAAGGAGAGGATATTACTTTAGGATGCAGTATCCAGATGATTATAAGTGTGATAGAACAAAGATTGTTAAATTTGACCGTGACTACAAACAATCTATCGAGTATACTTTCTTTGGAATGTTCCCAATCTCTGTCAACAGCACTCCAGTTTCATACGGCGGATCTGATATTTTAAGAGCAACGGCATCATTTAACTATGACAGATATGTCGCTGGTGCTGTTAGCAGTCTTGATATTGCTAGAGGAAGCGACAACAATAAACTTCTTAATGGTCTTACCGATATGGTAAGTTCGTTGAGTGGTGATAAACAAAGTAAGATCAGAAAACAACAACTTGAGAGTGGGCAGAAGAAGATTATTGAGGATGATATTGTTAAAAACTTTAATAGAAATGGAAATCAAACGGGACCAGTAATCATCAGAGAGGTCGCTAAATAAAATTAACTGACATTGTTATTATAGGTTTATTATGCCTTTACCAAAGATTTCGACTCCCACCTATGAGTTGACATTACCTTCGACCAAAAAGAAAATCAAATATAGACCATTTTTGGTCAAGGAAGAGAAAGTTCTGATCATCGCTATGGAAAGCGAAGATACAAAGCAAATCACAAATGCAGTAAAGACAGTCATCAAGAACTGTATTATTACTCGTGGTGTCAAGGTAGAAGCACTTTCTACATTTGATATTGAATATCTTTTCCTTAATATTCGTGGTAAGTCTGTTGGTGAAGAAGTTGAAGTTCTAGTAACCTGTCCTGATGATGGTCAAACTCAAGTCCCCGTTACTATTCCACTTGATGAAATTGAAGTTAAAGAAAATGAAAAGCATTCCCGCGATATCAAACTTGATAGTGATTTGACTTTGAGGATGAAGTATCCATCAATGGAAGAGTTTGTAAAGAGTAACTTTGCTATTGGTGATGATATGAGTCTACAAGATACATTTGAAATTGTTTCATCTTGTATTGAGCAAGTATATAATGAAGAGGAATCTTGGTCTGCTTCAGAGTGCTCCAAGAAAGAACTTGCAGACTTTATGGAACAGTTGAGTTCTAAACAATTTAAGCAGATTGAAACTTTCTTTGAAACTATGCCTAAACTTTCTCACACCTTTAAGGTTAAAAATCCAAATACTGGTGTTGAAAGTGACGTGGTTCTTGAGGGTTTATCGTCTTTTTTCGTGTAGGTATGGCTCACGCTGACCTTGAGTCATACTACAAAGTGAATTTTGCTTTGATGCAGCACCATAAATATAGTTTAACAGAACTAGAAAATATGATACCTTGGGAAAGAGAAATATATCTCACACTTCTCAAGCAGTTTATTGAAGAGGAAACACTAAAGGAAAGAGCAAGAGATGGCGGAAGTCTCTGATTTACAACTAGCACAACTAGGTAACAAGTTAGAAAGAATTTCTATCAGAGTAAATTCTTTCGGTAGTTCCCTGGCGACTATTTCTAATCAGATGGCACAAACATCTGCCCTAGAGCAGATGAAAGAGAAGCAAGAGCAAGATAGACAAAGGATATTAGCAGAACAACAACTTGCAGCAGGAAAGGAAAGCGTCTTCGAGCGCAAGATGCAAAGTGCACTGGTAAAACCTCTGCAGGGTCTTCAAGGAAAGACTGCAGGTGCTCTGGAGACGTTGAAGAGATTCTTTCTCTCTTTAGGTGTCTCCTGGTTAACCAAGCAAGGATTTGAAGCATTAAAGGCTCAGAAGGAAGGTAATAGAACAAAATTAGAAAAAATTAGAGACAGTGTTGTCTCGACGATAAGAAAAGTCTTTCTTGTCTTCACCGTCCTTAAAAGAGGTGTTAGCAGAGTTATTCGTACAATACTTGGTATTAGTGGAAAGATATTTAATGCAATATTCACTGGACTGATCAAGAAACCGTTCCGGGCTTTGATGAATGCTATTAGAAATGCCTTAAGAGTAGCAACTAATACTATTGGTAGAATGTTTGGACGTGCTCCGCGTCCTATGAGACAACCACAAACTGGTAGAACACCTGGAGGAAGACCTAATAGAGGTGGAGGAAGAGGTCCAGGACTTTTTGACAAACTTTTCACCGGCATTTCCGGATTTATGAACTTCAAAAATGAAGAGTATACAGACGCCGGTCTTGCTGGACTGGCTCTTGCTTTACCTACAGGCGGAAAACTTGGTCTAGTCAAATATTTAGCAGGTGCTGGATTGCTTCTAGATGATCTTGCAGAATCTTTTGGAGGTAATTTATTTGGAAAAAATCCAAATCAACAAAAAGAACTACTTGATGCAGTTGATGAAGTAAAACAAAGTGAACAATCAGCACAAGCAGAAACATCATCAAATGTTGAACCAACTGAAGGTTTGATGGGTGGAAAATCTATGGGTGATGATCATCATGATGGTGGTGTAGAAGCAAATCCTTCTCAAGCAAACTTCCAAAACCTAGATGAACCAACTCCTGCAGATGTTTCTCCTGCAGGATCATCTGAACCAGCAGCAGCAGAAGTTAGTTCTCCAGGTAATATGTCAACTCCAGCATCCTCTGTAGGACCTACACCTGCTCCAGCACCTGAAGTTAATATACTACCACAGACGCCACAAGCAACTGAAGTTCCAAGTGAGCAAGCACCAAATGCCGCAGATATTCCGAGGGTTGTTTCATTTAATAAAGATAATTTCTATCCGTTATATTCACAAGTTAATTACAATGTGGTAACCTGATATGGCAATCGCAAATCTAACAAATTCTGTAAATAAACTTGGACTTGGCATTGGTGCTGCAAATAGTAGTGTAAAGTCTATACAAAATACCCTGAAGGGTGATATTAAATTCAAGAAAGAGTCAATACGCATATCGAATGCAACTTTCTTTAAAAGAAGAGATGCTGTAAGAAGAAGAGAAAAGGAAGGTATTCTGGAAGCAAGTACTCTAGGCGGAGCAGTTTCCAGAATGAATTCTGTTATTGGACAGAGTAGTAAAGGATTTTTAGGAAGGATAGCAGACTTCCTTGGAGCAATGTTGGTTGCTTGGGCAGTCAAAAACTTACCTATAATTATCAAGACAATTAGAGGTATTGTTGATAAGATACAAAGAGTATCAGCAGTTTTGGGAGATTTTGTTCAAAACACTACAAACTTCATCTCTAATATGATTGGTGTAGTGAGTGTTGCTGCTCAACAGCTTTTTGAGTTAGATTTTACTGATAGTGAAGGTAAACTTAGAAGACAAATTGATGAGATGAATTCATCTTTTGATTTAATGGGGCAGAACATTGATTCTGCATTTGAAATTCTAAAAGAACCTATTGATTACTCAGGACTGGAAAAAGCGGCAGAGGGTGAAGAGCAAACAGAAGAGCAAACAGTGCAAGGTGGCGATCCATCTGAACCTGCTGTAACTGGTCAAGGTCAAGTACAACCAGGAACATCTACAAGTCCTGCACCCGGTAGTTCAACAGTATATACCTCACAGGGTGGACAAAAACTTGTTGATCGCGGCGGACAGGACTATGGCGAATATGGTGCTGGAAGAATGGGATCGAGAGGATCTGCTCGTGTTCATGGTGCTGATGGCATCCAGCGGGGTCATACTGGCGAAGACTATGCATATCCTACTGGAACACCACTCACTATGATTGCAAAGGGTAGCGTCGTTGATGTTGGACTTGGACATAATGGTGGTTACGGAAACTTTGTTGTTGTCCAGTTAGACAACGGAATGTATGTTAAAATGGCACACTTGGATAAAGTGTATGTCAAGAAAGGTCAGAGAGTTGGTGCTGGATCTGCACCTGGTGGAAGAGCAGTTGTAATCGGGACTGTTGGTAACACTGGATTGTCTAGTGGTCCGCACTTGCATCTTGATTATTCGCAGGAATATAATCCAGCAACTGCTATGGCATCAAAGACAGTAAATCCAAAGAACTTCATCAATAATGGTGGTCTTGTCGTTGGATCTAATGTCAAAGCAACTGGACGAGTTTCAAAAAGAGTCACACCTGCTGCTGCTGCAGAAAGCACTCCACAACAATCTGTTGGTAGAGGTAAGTTAAGTGCAAAGCAGATTGCCCAAGTTGCTAGACAGGCAGGCATCCCTGAAGACAAGATCCCCACTATGGTTGCCATTGCTATGGCAGAATCTCGTGGTGATAGTGAGGCACATAATCCAGAATACCCAGATAACTCATTTGGATTATGGCAAATCAATATGCTTGATGAACCGGGATATTATCTTGGTGCAGAGAGAAGGCAGAAATATGGATTATCATCCAATGAACAATTAAAAGATCCACTCACAAATGCTAAAGCAGCATTTGATATCCTCAACAGTCAAGGTTTAGGTGCGTGGAGTGTTTACACATCAGGCACATACAAAGATTTCTTACCTGATGCACGAGCAGCAGTTTCGTCAACTCCAAGAACGGCATCAAATTTACAACTTCCCAATACCAACAATACTATCAATATTCCGATGCCAGCAAACCAATCACAACAACAATCTTCTGGATCTGGTCCTAATGGTGGATTGATGGGTGCTCTCAACGATGCTGGTCAGACGTTAAATAGATTCATAACTCACCGTTTCTTAAATAGTTTAT